TTACTTGTCAAAAATGGCTATAGCATCGTGTTTTTTCTGAGTATATAAATGACTGTAAGTGCCCATCGTTTCAGTGATTTGAGCATGTCTCATGAGTGACTGTAAAACGAAAATATCTACACCATTATTTGCAAGATAAGATGCATAAGAATGTCTTAACGCATGAATGTTATAATGAGGGAAAGCTTTTTGAAATTTCTTTTGAACATGACTATAATGTTTGGGAGCCATTCCTCCGAAAATAAAATAACTACGTTCATCAAAATATTTGTTTAACTCTTTTTCACGTTGGTGTCGTTCAGTTAACATTGTATTGATGAATTTAGGTAAAGGAACAATATCCTCTGAACTATCTGTTTTCGGTCTCGGATATATAGTTCTATTAGAGATATCCATTGTTTTATTTATGGATATCTCTTTTTTGTATTTATTGTAGTCTGTCCAAACAAGCGCCATAGCTTCGCCAATCCTCAAACCTGTATAAAACATTAATGTAAATAACTCTCTGTAATCTTGCTCTTCAATGTCTTTGATTCTTTCTTCAAATTCTTCACGCATCATAAACTTAGGTTTTGGTTTTACACGCGGAATAGGTTTAATTGATATTGTTGGATCTGTACGTAATCCAAAGTATTTTTTGGCATAATTAATTACAACTTTAAAACCTGACCAAATTGTACGAGCAGAATTTGTTGATGCTACATTCTCTATTAGATATTTACGAAACTCTTGGCATTGATTTTGTGTTATCTTATTCATTTTTATGTGCCCAAACTTAGCTTTAAAGTGTTTATGATATTCATTTTGCTTGCGTCGTTTTGTTTTAGGTCTCAAATCGCTATTTTCTAAGTAGTGATGAAAAATATAATCAAATGTTTTAGAATCGCTATATCCTTCGTTTACGTCATTCAAAAAAATAGCCTCTGCACTCTTAGCTTCACGCTTAGTTGAAAAACCGCGTTGCATCTTACGTTTGTTATTACCGTATACATCTTTATATCTAATGGAAAAATACCATTTGTTTGTACTTTCATCCTTATATACTGGCATTTTGCTTCTCCCTCCTCAAAATTGGCAAAAAAATAATAAGGGTAGGCGGGCTACCCGTTATTATAATTCTTTTAGAAATTCATCGAATGTTGTAAGGTTATATAAATTTCCAATAGATTTCATAGCTTTATTTATAGAAGTTTGATTTTTTTTGAGTCCTATTCCGTCAGTCACCCATATAAACTCTATATCTTCATAATTTTGCAATTCTTTATTCAATTCTATAAATCTTTCTGCTTCGGAATTTATTTTGCTACCAGATGTATTAAAAAAGTTAACTTCCAAACAATAAGTAACATCGTCTTTATTAAAAACAAAGTCAAAAGTTTTATCTTTAATTCTATTCGCATCGATTATTTCCTTGTAAGGCACTTCTTTTCTGAATGTGATATCGTTTTCTTTAAGTAAATTTGCTATTTGATTCATCATCCATGTTCCAGTGTAATTCTTTTTATCATTACTACTCAATCCAACTTCGAGACCTAATATATAGTCTAAGACATTTTTATATCTATTATTCATAAACAAGTTTTCTCTTAAACCGCTTTCGACTAGAAAATCGAAAACAGTTTCTTTTTTATCAAAACCATATTTTTTAGCCTCTCCATCACTTGACCAATATTCAATTTGTTTATTACGGGATGATATGAACAGCGGTAAAATATCAAACGATTCGGCTCTTTGTGAATAAAGACGTTCGAATTTTTCTTTGAATTCAAATTCGTCACTTGCCATTAATACATTTAAATCATTTAATTGTAATTCATACTCTCTTACATTTTCTTGCAATTTTTCCCATTTTACATATTCTTTGAGTACAAAAGAAGTAGGTTTTAATTGTTTATAAAACTTTGCTCTTTCAAATTCTTTTAGTTGTCTCTTGGTTGGTTTGTAATTTAATATTAAGACTTCATTAGTTGCGTTGCTTCTCTTTTGAGCGTCGGAATTAATGAATCTGTTTACTGGGATTTCATAAAAGTCAAATTGGTTATACAAAGATTGTATTAACTTAGTATTATGATTTGTCACAATCCATTTAACGCCTTTTTTATCTAATTCAATTAACCTTTCCGCTAGTTCTTTATGCTCTTTTTCATGAAACCCACCTTTTTGATAACTAGTGTATGCTTCGTCATACGGGCTATCGATAAAGACAAAATCATTTTCTTTAACTTTTTTTAAAGCTTCGTTAAAGTCTTCGTTTAATATTATAATGTTGTTTTCGTTAAAGTATTTATTCAAATTTCTTAAGTTTGTTTCAGAAAATACAGTAGAGTTTTTTATCATGTCTTTTTTATTAAAAGGTACATTAAATTTACCTTGGCTATTTACTCTATATAAACCATTAAAACCAGTTTTGTTAAGGTATAAGAATCTTGCGGCTATTTCTATATCATTTAAATTGAGTATTTCTTGCTCTCTTACTGTCATATAAAAATCTTTAGCATTATTAGTGTTGTGCTGTTTTATCATATCTTTAAGTTCTTTAATTAAAGGTGTAATGTCATGTTTGATAACATTGTATGTTGTCATTAATTCATAATTAAGATCGTTAATTATAGCGTTTTTAGGTTGATTGGATAATAATGTTGCTCCTCCGCCTAAAAACGGTTCATGATAGATAGCAAAATCGTTTGGTATGAGTGCATTAATCGCATCTAATAATTGTGTTTTTCCACCAGCCCATTTGACAATTGGTGACAATTTATACTCTGACATCATTTCATCTCCTTTCAAATACTTATTTATTATAGTATACATTGGCATTGATTCATATGAATTTATTAAACCGCCACACAGGCGCTATTAATCAATATCCAATAATTGTTGTTTTTTCTTATCGAACTCTTCCTGAGAAATTACTCCGACATCTAATAATTCTTTATATTTTATTAATTCATCAGCAACAGAAAAACTCATTTTTTCAGAATTGGATGGTTTCATAGAACTTTCTCGAATAGAGATTTGTTCTTGTATTGTTTCCGCCATTCTAGATACAGTGTTTTTTGATATGCTTCCTATAGCGATACTTGATGAACCGTGATGTATAATTATTTCGCCAAAAAGAAGTCCTTTTTTATACGAAACAGAATTGATTTTCTCGAATGGAAATTCATGAAATTTCAAACCATATATCATACCTTTATCTAAGAATAACAATCTTAGATCAGTACATACTATTAAGTAGGTATTATTATTGTACAATCCCGAAGTTACATACATTATGTTTTCATTATCTTTTAAAATCATAGGTAGTTCTTTCACTTCTTTTTTTGTACCAAACAAATCCTCTACACCTATTTCGCTAAATCTTTGGTAGATTTTAGATAAGTTTTCGTCAGATTTATTGATTTCACTTTCAAATTTCACTTCTTTTCTAGGTTTACTTTGGTATTCTTTTAAAATTTCTCTTTTGTCTTCAACAGATAGTTGCTTGTATTGTTTCTTTTCTTCTTTTGTTTTAGTTGCTAAATATTGACTCTCAATCATACTTTCTTTGAACGTTAATCTGCTCTTAGGTAATTCTTTCATGTTCATTTCTCCTTTATTTTTTGATTGTTAAATCGTTAGATCATAAGCATATTTAAATTCATTTATAAAATCAGATTTGCTTTCCATTTTCTCTTCTAAAAAACTTAAGTAGTTTTCTGCGTGGTAATTTTCGTTATTTGACATATAGTCGTTTAACCCATTGTGTATATGTCTTCTGATTACTTTTACCGCTATATGGATCGCTTGAAAACTCATTTGATACTTGTACGAAATTTGCTCAATATTAAAGTTGTTTATATATTTGTATCTTATATGTAAAGGAAACAATAAACATGAAGCAAATGAGTTTGCTTCATATTCTTCAGCAATCCTTCTATAATAATCTTTATATGTGAATGTTTTATTTAAATTAACTCCAGTATGTCCCATTATAAAATGACCATATTCATGAGCTAAAGTAAATCTTAGACGATTCATAGGCAGTAAATCGTTATAAACTATAATCGCTTTGTCTCCTTTTCTAATATGAAACGCTTCTTCTGAACCGAAAATAGAAGGTATTTTAAAATATAAAGTGCCAGTATTCTGAGAAAATTCAGAGAAAGTCACTAATTTAATACGTTTATCTTTTGAGATAATTTCAAATATATCTAAAGGAAAAGATAAGTTATATAGACCATTTGTGATCTCGTAAACTGCTTTCGCAGATTTAAAAAAAGATTTTTCATAATTTAATTTCAATTAAAAAGCCCCTTTGTTACTTAGTTAAATCATCCCAATCATCAAACATTGCTTCTAATATAGTCAAAGCTTTTTGCCTTTGTGCCTCCGTCATATTTTCTGTAGCTCGATGCATAATAAGAATATCTTCACTTTTATCTTCTCCGGAGTACTCATCTTTTTCTCTACCTAATAAGTAATCAACTGATACATCGAAGTGATCGGCAATTTTTTGCACCTTATCAATGCCTGGTTTGGTTTTCTCCCATCTTCTGATTTGTCCGTTTGAAAACCCTAAAGTTCTCTCTAATTCAGCAAAAGTCATACCTTTTGAATTGCACAAATTACGGATTCTTTGTACTAGATTCATAAATTTCTCCTATCACAGATTAACTTTTTCGCTATTTTTGTTGACAATTAGCATAAAAGTTAATATACTGTATTTAAGCTTTAAATTTAGCTTACTAAACACATAACAATTATTCGTTGGGGAACGAGTATTCAATACCTTTATGACAGGCATTACGAATTGTTATAGGTTTATTAAACTATGCTTAAATATTAGCATAAAAGTTATTGGTGTTCAACAGATAATTTATTTGCTTAGAAAAAATGTTATAGGAGGTGCTAATATGTCGACAACAGATTTCGGCTTGAAAGTGAGAACGGAATTATTAAAACGCAACATGACAAACAAGCAACTTGCGGAAATGCTAGAAATTTCAAGTGCTTACTTATCGGATATTTTACGTGGACGTAGAGATGCTTTTGAACAAAAGAAACGTATTGCGAAAATTTTAGAAATTAAAGAAGAGGTGAAGAGTTAATGAATGAAATTAAAACTTTCAGTAACGACATGTTTTCAATCTTAATCAAACAAGATAATGAAAATAATTTATTCGATTTAGAAACTGTCGCAAAAAGTTTGGGGTTCACTCAGTTTAAAAACGGCAAACAATATATTCGTTGGGAAACTATCAATAAATATTTAGGTAAATATCTTTCCCAAGAAGTTGGGAAAGGCGATTTCATACCAGAACCAATGGTATATAAGTTGGCTTTCAAAGCAGGTAATGCTGTAGCAGAAAAATTTCAAGATTGGTTGGCGATGGAAGTCCTACCAGCTATTCGCAAACACGGTATCTACGCAACAGACAATGTAATTGAACAAACATTAAAAGATCCAGACTACATCATTACAGTGTTGACTGAGTATAAGAAAGAAAAAGAGCAAAACTTACTTTTACAACAAGAAATCGGAGAACTAAAACCCAAAGCAGACTATGTAGATGAAATCTTAAAGTCAACTGGCACATTAGCCACAACTCAAATCGCGGCAGACTACGGTATATCAGCACAAAAGTTAAACAAACTACTACACGAAGCTAGATTACAACGAAAAGTAAATAAACAGTGGGTACTTTACTCAGAACACATGGGCAAGAGTTACACAGAATCAGACACTATAGCAATTGTACGCTCTGACGGTAGAGAAGACACAGTTTTACAAACTAGATGGACACAAAAAGGCAGATTGAAAATACATGAAATCATGACTGAATTCGGTTATGAAGCTAACGTAACTGCTTAACAGGAGGGCGCAGCAAATGCAAGCTCAAAACAAAAAAGTCATTTATTACTACTATGACGAAGCCGGTAATAGACGACTATTATCAATTGGTAATTTAGATACCTATTTATTAGCAGATATCAAATCAAGATTTGGTTTATATAAAAAGGCAATCCCTGATTTAGATAATCTATACATTCAAATAGATGGTATCGAATTTAAATTATATTAAATTTTTGGAAATGCAAAGGAGGCACAACAAATGTTACAAAAATTTAGAATCTCGAAAGAAAAAAATAAATTAAAACTCAAATTACTAAAGCATGCTAGTTACTGTTTAGAAACAAGAAACAACCCTGAACTGTTGCGAGCAGTTGCAGAGTTGCTTAAAGAGATTAATCGATAAATGAGACAACTAATCATCGTTTGAGTTCTCGTCATATAAGTAATTAGCAATTACGTAAAGTGTTAAAAGAGTTGCTATTACATTAAAAAACATAAAGTAGTTCACATATTGGTCAAGTATCGTTCTAACCATAACCGGAGATGTTACTCCGATAGCAGAACCGACAGAAACCTTTTTTATAAATTTTGCAGAAGGAGAAATAAAAATATGATTGAGCGATTCATTGAATACACTATTGTATTTCTCAGTATTTACGTCATCTATTGGATGGGCAGAATCGACGGTTTTACCAAGAACAGGGACATCGACAGTATCGACAAAAGAATTTCTCAAATGAGTGCTAACTTTGCGGACTTCATCCTCCGGAAAGCTGTTAGAACTTATGAATTCATCAAGAATTTTTTCAGAAAATAAATTAGTTTTGAACATTGGATGATTCTTAGTTACTCGATGCATATAGGAAGCCCAATCAGATAATTTCGATTGGTTGATTCTAAGATCATTCATAGTATTTACGACTTTAGCGTAAGTTTCAATAGGCAACTTAGACAAGATGGCTTGATTTTTCTTTATTAAATCTAATTGTCGTTGAGTGAGATTTATATTGTCCATACTTATCACCTCCTTAGATTGATAACAACATTATACACGAAAGGAGCATAAATATTATGCAAGCATTACAAACATTTTGTTTCCAATAAAAAAACACACACCTTGTCGTAGAAGGTATGTGTTACGGAAATTTTGTTTGGTTCTAATCACTACGACTAACAGCACAATTTTTGCTGGTATCGTCCCCAGCCCTGTATGGTGCTTAGGTTTTCCATCAAAGTCTAGCGTCCTAAAAGTTACTACCTTCTAGTACGCATACCCTAGTTAACGTCTCTTGGTTGACTGTGGAACACAACAAACGATGTTCTAATTTAGACTTACTAACCTATAAAACCACAGGATGATTTAAAACCTCGCATAAGCAAGGAAATCACCTCCCAGTGTAGTGGGGTTGGATTAATTATATAACGAAATATCGTTATGGACAATAAGGAGTGGTAAGATGCTGAACTTAAAAGAATTGAGAGAAGAAAAGGGGATAACACGCTATCAACTAGCGAAGCTAACGGAATTACAAAACTCGACAATTCGATCTATCGAAACAGAGGTTAAAAACCCCGGTTTCCTCACAGTAAAAAAAATATGCGATGCACTACAAATTGATATCGCTAATGTAAAGGAGAAATAAAATGCAAGCATTACAAACAAAATCGAACATCGGCGAAATGTTCAACATACAAGAAAAAGAAAATGGAGAAATCGCAATCAGTGCAAGAGAGTTATACAAAGCTTTAGAAGTCAAAAAACGTTTTAGCGCTTGGGCAGAAATTAACTTAAAGCATTTTAAAGAAAATAGAGATTTTACAAGTGTACTTACAAGTACGGTTGTTAATAACGGAGCTGTAAGACAACTAGAAGATTATGCTTTAACACTTGATGTAGCTAAACATGTCGCAATGATGTCAGGCACAGAAAAGGGTTTTGATTTTAGAGAGTACTTCATCCAAGTTGAAAAAGCATGGAACAGTCCAGAAATGATTATGCAACGTGCTTTAAAAATTGCTAACAACACAATCAATCAATTAGAAACAAAGATTGAACGTGACAAACCAAAAATTGTATTTGCAGATGCAGTAGCTACTACTAAGACATCAATTTTAGTTGGAGAGTTAGCAAAGATCATTAAACAAAACGGTATAAACATCGGGCAACGCAGATTGTTTGAGTGGTTACGTCAAAACGGATTCCTTATTAAACGCAAGGGTGTGGATTATAACATGCCTACACAGTATTCAATGGAACGTGAGTTATTCGAAATTAAAGAAACATCAATTACACATTCAGACGGACACACATCAATTAGCAAGACACCAAAAGTAACAGGCAAAGGACAACAATACTTTGTTAACAAGTTTTTAGGAGAAAAACAAACATCTTAATTATTTAATAACAACATTATACACGAAAGGAGTATAAAGAATGGAAATCAACGTATGTGGCGTGAAATACAAAATAGTTCAATTAGAAGATGTAGATAACAATCCAAGTTGTTTAGGGCTTTGTATTTATAAAGATAGTCTCATACAACTTAAACGAGGATTATCATTCGAGCGAAAAAAACAAATACTTATCCATGAGTTACTGCACGCAATGATGTATGAATCTGGTTATGAAGAACATGATGAAGAATTAGTTAACAACCTTTCAATTGTAATTAATCAAGTAATTTCACAAAACGATATTAAAGCCACTCTAAATGAATTAGAGTAGCTTCACTCAAGTTAACGTTCCTTACGAACACCTTTAAACGGTTTTGAATCTGATTTCACATCCATAAATCTACCAGTTTCAGAATTACGTTTAACGTAACGACCCGTTTTAGGATTTTTAACTTGAGAGCGATTTTTTACTGCACCTTTACGGCGTCCATCTTTAGGCGGATTGGTTGCCATAATTATCACCTCCTCTCACTAGGAGATAACTAAATTATACACAACACAAAAATAAAAAGGAGGAATAGATATGATAAAAAATAGTTTGCAAGCTAAAGAACTTGCGGTAATTTTATCTGTTTCTAAATCCAAAGCAGGACAAATAATAAGAGAACTGAATAAAGAGCTTGAAGACGAAGGTTACATTGCGATTCGAGGCAGAATACCAGTCCAATTAGCTAGGAAAAAATTCCCTTATCACGACTTATCAGACGAGAGAATAATGGAGGAGTTGAAAAAAGAAAATGAGTAAAACTTATAAAAGTTACTTAATTGCAGTACTATGCTTCACAGTCTTAGCGATTGTACTCATGCCGTTTCTATACTTCACTACAGCGTGGTCAATTGCGGGATTCACAAGTATCGCAACATTCATATTTTATAAAGAATACTTTTATGAAGAATAAAAAAACTGCTACTTGCGCCAACAAGTAACAGTGACAAACGATTAACAAAATTAATTCGTGTTCAATATAAAACGAAAAACGGAGGAAGTCAAGATGTATTACGAAATAGGCGATGTATGTCAGAAGGTAATTAATGTAGACGGATTTGATTTTAAATTAGCAGTTAAGAAGAAGGACCACAGCATTCTGGTGAATATCTTAGATTTAGAAGATAAGTTTATCGACGGCATAAACATAACTAATGAGAACGATCTATACACAGCATTAGACATATTAAATCAATCTATTTACGAATGGATTGAAGAAAACGCAGATGATTATGACAAACTAATTAACTTAGTCATGAAATGGTAGGTGCGATATGAAACCACATAAATTTAAACGAATGGCAATTGACTTAATAGAACGTGTACAAAGCACTTCTTATCAAGTTGATTATAAGTACAACGTTATATGGGTCTGGCACTACAGCGATGACTATTTAGGAAAAGTCGCATCAATAAATATGCACAACAATGTAGATGACGATAACACAATATTGGCTAGATACGAGAAAGCTAAAAAGATGCTAGCGGGGGAGGTGTTAAGCGATGGCTAATCTATATGAGTTATCAGAAGCATTTAAAGAGTTGTCTAATCAAGATGAATTAGACCAAACATTATTAAAAGACACATTAGATTCTATTCAAGCAGAAATGAATGTCAAAGTAGATAACATTGTCAATTGGAGACGTGAAACTTTAGGTGACATAGATGTCATAGATAAAGAGATTAAACGACTTCAAAATTTAAAAAAACAAAAACAAAATTTAACTGATCGATTAAGAGATTACTTAAAAGAAATGTTAGAAACACAAGAAGTAGATAGTTACCGCACAGCTACTAATCATATTTTTAAACGCAAAAACGGAGCTAGTAAAAATATTATCGATGAAAAACTTATTCCAAAGGATTATTGGCTATCACAAGCCCCGAAACTTAATTCTAAGCAACTAATCGATGATTTGAAAGCTGGGAAAGATATTCCTGGCGTTGAATTAAAGGTAACAGAAAGTCTGGTGATTAAGTGATGAATAAATCAGAAACAGTTGTTGAAATAAATAAAGCTATGGTTGCATTTCGCAAGGAAGTAAAACAACCACTCAAAGATAAAAATAATCCATTTTTCAAATCAAAATACGTACCTCTTGAGAACGTTGTAGAAGCCATTGACGAGGCGGCAACACCTCATGGACTGTCTTATACTCAATGGGCTTTGAACGATGTAGACGGGCGCGTAGGAGTCGCTACAATGCTTATGCATGAAAGCGGTGAATATATCGAGTATGATCCTGTATTTATGAATGCAGAAAAGAATACGCCACAAGGAGCAGGCTCGTTAATAAGTTATCTTAAACGTTATTCGCTATCTGCGATTTTCGGTATTACTAGTGACCAAGACGATGACGGAAATGAAGCAAGTGGAAAAAATAATAATCCAAAACAGCAAACTAGAACGCAATGGGCAAGTAGCGAAACTATAGGGATTTTAAAGAAAGAGGTTATAAGTTTCACTAAATTGATAAAGGGCACGGATAAAGAAGCGCCACAAAATATAGTAGAACAAAAATTCGACATAAATAACTATAAATTAACAGAAAAACAAGCAGCAGAAGCTATTCAAAAAATACGAAATAACGCAAAAACAATTACTGGAGGAAAACGATAATGTTAAACAGAGTAGTTTTAGTAGGACGCTTAACAAAAGACCCAGAATTCAGAACAACGCCAAACGGTGTAAGTGTAGCTACTTTCACTCTTGCAGTCAATAGAACATTCACAAACGCACAAGGAGAACGTGAGGCAGATTTTATTAATTGTGTAACTTTTAGAAAACAAGCAGATAACGTGAATAACTATTTATCAAAAGGATCATTAGCTGGTGTTGACGGACGCCTACAATCACGTAGTTATGAAAATCAAGAAGGTCGTCGTGTATTCGTTACCGAAGTTGTATGTGACAGTGTCCAATTCTTAGAACCGAAGAATAACAACCAACAACCAAACAACAATTATCATCAACAAAGACAAACTCAAACTGGTAATAATCCTTTTGATAATACCACTGCGATTACTGATGATGACTTACCGTTCTGATTGGAATGATTAAATGCCGAAAATTACTAGTTATATCACTCAAGATGACGGTACAACAACAGTTGTCATCTCGGGTGTTGAATTAGGCAATAAAGAAACATTACTACTTGATAACGGGTTTGATGTAGAAGTAGATGTAAGCGTCATAGATCCGTTTCAAATTACCGGCAAGCAACGACGAAAAATATTCGCGCTTGTCAAAGACATAGAAGAATATACAGGTCAACCAATGGACTATATGCGACATATGTTCATCGAGTATGTAAGGACTTACTACGGCTATGATGAACGTATTTCACTAAGTAATTGTACGAGAACACAAGCAAGTCAAATCATTGAAGCAACGCTTGACTGGACGTTCTACAATGACATACCACTTAGCTACAAAACGAGTAATCTACTGAAACAAGATAAATCATTCTTATACTGGTCAACTGTTAACCGCAACTGTGTAATATGCGGAAAGCCTCACGCTGACCTATCGCATTATGAAGCAGTCGGCAGAGGAATGAACAGAAATAAGATGAATCACTATGACAAACATGTATTAGCGTTATGTCGCGAACATCACAACCAGCAACATGCGATTGGCGTTAAGTCGTTTGATGATAAATATCACTTGCATGACTCGTGGCTAAAAGTTGATGAGAGGCTCAATAAAATGCTGAAAGGAGAGAAAGAGAAATGAACAAAATATTAATACGCTTTGCTATTAACTATATAAAATATCAACAAAAACAATTGCGTGAAAAAGAAGCCCGAATTAAATATCTAGAGGGCTTCTTAAAAGGGAAGGGTTATTGACTGTTTTTGTTTTGCAATTCCATCAATCTTTCAAATTGATCCGGATACTGAACGGCAAGTTCCATCATTCTTACCATAGAATCAGCGGGAATATCAGGGTCTTGTTTGGTCACTGAAGGTAGAAACTCTTTTAATTCGGATAAATCGCTTTTTATATCTAACAAATGTCTATTTAAAACACCGTATTCATTATCGATATTATTATACTTATTGACTGGATTTTCAAAATTGAAATCATTATCTGTAAATGTTTTGATAGTTTCTTTAAGTTGGTCTTTGGCATTTACTACATCCGCGTATAATTCGCTGTAGTAAATTGTACGGTAAGCGCTAACATCAAAAGGGATATTCTCATCTTTGTTAATCATAGTAATTGTTGGTCTCTCTAGAGCGTGTCTGTAACCTAATTCATAAAATACGTTCGGGTTATGCGTACTCAAATCTACAATAACTAATTCAGAATTCGTTAATCCACCAATTATTTCATCAGTGATTTTATTGGTCGATGATATAAGGTCAGATCGTTGGATTTCAAAATCTGATTCTAAAGCAGGTTTTATGATGGATTGTAAAAGAAAATCAGAGTTTCTTCTTACTTTAGAATCATCAGTACCTATAGGGCAAGCAATGAAACATTTTTTCAAGTTATTCACTCCTAATCATATTTTTATTAATTATAACAGAAAGGAGATAAAAAAATGGCAACATTTAGAACGATAAAAGAAAGTGGCGATTTTGTAACTGTGCATAAATCTTTTGTGTTCGATAGTAATTTAAGTGCTAAAGCTAAAGGGATATTATTGTATTTCCTGAGTCGTCCTGACAATTGGCAAATATACACGTCAGAAGTAGTTAAACATATGAATGATGGACAAAAATCAATCAATAGTGGCGTTCAAGAACTTATGGATAATAAATATGTTCACAGAATACAAAAAAGAGCTGAAAACGGTGTGTTTAAAGGTTTTGAATACTTAGTTTACGAAAAACCAACCGAAATGCCATTTTCGGAAAACGGATTATCGGCAAACGGGTTTTCGGAAAACGGAAAAACGGAAAACCGAAAAGGGCGTACTACTAATAATAATAGTACTAATAATGATTTAACTAATAATAACAATACTAATAATGAAGGAAGTATATTGTCGGGCAACCCGACGGTGTCTTCCATTCCCTATAAAGAAATTATCGAATACTTAAATAAAAAAGCAGGAAAGCATTTTAAACATAATACAGCTAAAACAAAAGATTTTATTAAAGCAAGATGGAATCAAGATTTTAGGTTGGAGGATTTTAAAAAGGTGATTGATATCAAAACAGCTGAATGGTTAAACACGGATAGCGATAAATACCTTAGACCAGAAACACTTTTTGGCAATAAATTTGAGGGGTACCTCAATCAAAAAATACAACCAACTGGCACGGATCAATTAGAACGTATGAAGTACGACGAAAGTTATTGGGACTAGGAGGAAGTTATGAAACCATTATTTGACGAAAAAATAAACAAAAGTTTAAAAAAATATCAACCAATCGAAGTAATACTAAGACAGAATTGCGATAAATGCGGGCATCAATATGACTTATATAAGTTTGAAAATGGATATGAATACAAAGACGGTTGCGAATGTGAAATTCAAAGATTGGCTTATGAAGAATACAAAAGGAATAAACAAAAGAAACTTGATTATATTTTCAATCAATCAAATGTTAATCCGTCTCTAAGAGATGCAACAGTTAACAACTATAAGCCACAAAATGAAAAACAAGTACAAGCTAAACAAACAGCAATAGAGTACGTTCAAGGCTTCTCTACAAAAGAGCCAAAATCATTAATATTGCAAGGTTCATACGGAACTGGTAAAAGCCACCTAGCATACGCTATCGCAAAAGCAGTTAAAGCTAAAGGGCATACGGTTGCTTTTATGCACATACCAATGTTGATGGATCGTATCAAAGCGACATACAACAAAAATGCA